GCAGTATTCAGGTGATAGTTTGAACGAGAGAACTATACAAGATTTGTTATTTTTGGAGAATAGAGATAGAAAATATTCAGATGATGTTTATGTTGTTAGAGGAATTTACAATGTACAAGATGCAGATTTTAATCTGTCACAGTTTGGAATGTTCTTACAAAATGACACATTATTTTTAACAGTACATCTTAATGACATAGTGGAGAGAATAGGCAGGAAACCAATGAGTGGTGATGTCATTGAATTTCCACACATGAAAGAAGATTATTCATTAGACGAAAGTGTTCCTATAGCACTGAAGAGGTACTATGTTGTAGAAGATGTCAACAGGGCCGCTGAAGGGTTTTCGGCAACATGGTGGCCACACCTTTTAAGATTGAAAATGAAAACACTAGTTGACTCTCAGGAATTCAGAGATGTAATCGGTGACGCAACAACAGAAGGTTCTGTGGCCAGTTACATGAGTACATATAACAGAGAAAAAACAATCAATGATCAGGTTGTTGCTCAAGCAGAATCAGACGCACCTAAGGCAGGATTCAATTACAAACAATATTATGTAGCACCAATTGATGAAAGAGGAAACATACGTACGGAAAATGTAAACACAGAAGATCAAAGGGCCAGCAGTGATGCCACTGTGAATGCGACAATAGATACGCCAGCAAGTTCTCACTATGGTTTCTATCTGGATGGCGACGGTGTCGCACCTAATGGTAACCCTGCTGGTTTTGGAATATCTTTTCCAACGTCGGGCGTGGATACCGGTGATTATTTCTTGAGGACAGACTTCTTACCAAACAGATTATTCCGTTATGATGGCAATAGATGGGTAAAAATTGAAGATTCTGTTAGAATTACTACAACAAATAATGATTCTAGATCAAACTACAAGACATCCTTTGTCAATAATACCAGTGAAGACACTATCAATGGGTTAACTACAAAACAAAGACAATCATTGACAGATGCACTCAAACCAAAGGCTGACAATTAATGCTACATTTTTACGAAGGACAGGTTAGAAAATTTCTCACTCAATTCATTAGGATCTTGAGTAATTTTTCTGTTGAGACAGGAAGGGGTAAAGATGATTCTATAAGTCTAAGGGCAGTACCTGTTGTGTATGGAGATCCAACAAGACAGGTAGCAAACATCATTAGGAACAACAGTGAAAATGCATTAAACTATGCACCTAAAATTGCGTGTTATGTACGGGAATTAAATTACGATAGGGAAAGAATGCAAAATCCTTATCATATAGAAAAGCAACACCTGAGGGAAAGAGGCATAGACGCGGACGGCAACTATACCAACGAAATGGGTGCGGGATACACGGTTGAGAAAGTGATGCCTTCACCTTTCAGATTAGAAGTCACAGCAGATATTTTTTCATCAAACACAGATCAAAAATTACAAATCATGGAACAAATTTTGTATTTGTTTAATCCAGATTTTGAGATCCAGAAGACGGACAATTACATTGACTGGACCAGTTTAAGTTATGTGGAACTAACAGGTACAACATTCAGTAGTAGAACGATACCTGTGGGTGCAGACTCTGAGATCGATGTTGCATCCATGACTTTTTCAATGCCGATATGGCTATCACCCCCGGTCAAGGTTAAAAAACTAGGTGTAGTGCAGAAGATCATAATGAGCATATACGACGACGATGGCGGAATAGCGAAAGGTTTAATAGATGGAGAACTTACATCTCGAAGTTACATCACACCAAACAATTTTGGTCTATTAGTCACAGGAAATCAATTAAGATTGCTAGGTTCAACAGGTACAAATGTCAAATCAGGTGGTGACGGATTCCAGACAGGTGCAAACGAACCCAATAACTTTGATCCATTCGAAACGTTTGGTCCAGCGGTGAACTGGAAAGTGTTATTAGATCAGTACGGAAAAGTAACAAACGGTACATCACAGATAAGATTAACGCAACCAAACGGAAACGAGATTATAGGTACAATAGCAACCACTACGCTTGATGATACAATTCTATTATACACTATTGACGGTGACACCATACCAAGCAACTCATTGACAGCAGTCAAGAAGATTATTAACCCCGCAACATTTGATCCAGGTACGCCAGCAAATGGGGACAGATATTTGGTAATAAATGATGTGGGAGATTCAACAGCAAGTTTCCAAAGTGCGACTTGGGGTACGCTCGTAGCCAGTGTTGGCGACATCATAGAATACAATAGCGCCACATCAAAATGGAACGTGGCATTTGATGCCTCTAATCCGGACAGTACACAACACTACGTTACCAATCTTAACACAGGTATTCAGTACAGGTTCAATGGCACTGAATGGGTCAAATCATACGAGGGTGTTTACACACAAGGTAATTGGAGCATAGTGCTAGACGGTGGAGCAGACCCCGGGTACAACTCATCAATTGACGCTACCACTCCATAATTGTTATAATATAGCATGAAAGAAAACATAGTTTGTTCAGGTGCCCTGTTCTACGCGACAAGCACTAGACGTTTCCTTTTCCTACAGAGGACTGACAGGAAGACACAAGGAATGTGGGGATTGGTTGGCGGCAAATCTAAATTCTCGGAGAGTGCTTTTGAAGGGTTGAAGCGTGAAGTAGAGGAAGAGACAGGCGGTTTGCCCAAGTTCAAAAAAGTTATACCTCTGGAGATGTTTACATCAAACGATCAGAAGTTCTTCTTCCACACATATCTCATAGCCATTGATGCAGAATTTATTCCAAAACTAAACGACGAACATTCAGGATACTGTTGGACTGCGTTTGAATGTTGGCCCAAGAACCTACACATGGGTCTAAAAAATACTTTGAATAATAAAAGTATAAAAGGAAAACTACAAACTATCTTGGATCTTATAGTCTAAAAAAAAGGCGACCCGAAAGCCGCCTTTTGATTCTATTAAAAAGTATACGTATTTACTAGTGGCTAACTCTTACTGCCGCCAATACTGAACCGTTACCACTTGTTGTTTTGCTTGTTAAAGCTCTACCAATCACGTTGAATGCTGTACATTCTGATTTGATTGCCGCCCTAGCATAACCTGGTACTGATGCAGAAATAAGTCTGTCACCTTTGTTGACTGTACCAATAACTTTTACGTCTACTCTTCCAGTCATTGCTATATATGGGTGTGTATTGTCGTCACCCGCACCGCCGTTCATTTTGAAAGCCGCTTGGTCCATACTAGAGACAACACCAAACACCTCGTCTGATCCTTCTTCATTAGCCGCTGTAATCTCTTGAGCGCCGCCTAGAGCCACAACTGTTCCTGGTGTGTATGCTGAGTCAGATGCGAATCTTTCAGCGACGTCAGAATATTGGGCCGCTGTTGCTGTACCTTCTAGGTTGGCAACCAATGTTGATACTGATACTGACACACCACCTGATTTATCAGCCGCTGTCGCAGTCGTGGTACCCATCGTGAATTTGTCTGCCGACTCGTCCCATAGTATTGCCGCGTTGTTACCTGTTGAACCCCTCTCGATGATGATACCTGCATCGTTAGTTGATGCTGATATACCTGTGTTCAATTCTATAATGTTATCTGCGATTGTTGTGTTAACTGATGACACAGTTGATGTTGCACCGTTTACAGTCAAGTTTCCTGTTAACACAAGGTTACCGCTTATTAAAGCGTTGTTAGTAATCACTGTGTTACCTGTTGCTGTGATAGTACACAAGCCTGAAGATGAAATGGTCAAGTCTGTTCCGTCACCCTCGATCTTCTCACCTGCATCGCCGAAAATTAATCCCTTTTCGTTGGGCAAGATTACATCTGAGGCTGGAGACAAGTTAAGTTTGCCACCTGATGTGATCGTGAAGTCTGTGTTATCTGTTTCAATGTTCTCACCGCCATCACCAAAACGTAGACCAATGTCCACTGGAATGTTTACATCCGCACCTGCTGTAAGGTTGATGTCACCTGTTCCTGTTGGATCTATTGTGATGTCTGCGTTTGAACCATTTGACACAATAGTGTTTGTTGTAATCTGTGTCGATGTGATCGTTCCGTTCAGTGTTGGTGAATTAATAATTGGCGATGTAAGTGTTTTGTTTGTAAGCGTTAATGTTTCCGTTGCTTGGTCATCAACATATTTCTTGTTTGCGAACTGACCGTCAGCACTGGGTGCCGCTGTTGCTCCGCCTGTGATTGTGTTGGCTGACGCTGATATTACAATATCACCAACTTCTAATCCGTTGTTTACTCTAAAGTTTCTTGTTGTCATGGTTCCATATCTCCCGCATGATTATTGTTATTGAAATTGTATTTATGGTAAAAAGACCAATTATTCTGCTAGACAGTTGATTCTGTATGCGTTGACAGTGGTTGATCCACCTGATGTTGAAGATACGCTTAATTGTAGTGTGTTATCTTCATCGGCATCAAATGCCGCAGTAAATTCAAGTTGAACTGTTGCTTTGGTCGAAACGAAAGGTCCATGGGAAACAGAGGCCTCTCCCGGTGCACCAGAACAGTAAACTTCTTGCACACTGTAATGACCCTCTGTGCCATTTCCTCCTACAACATAATAAATGGCCGCTGTTGCATCGTCAAGGTCAAAACTGTCAAATGCAGTAGCACTTGAACTTACGGTTGTGGCTCCTATGATCTTTTGATTGGCGTTTGAAACGGCCGACATAGAGTCTGAAAGCAGTGTTTTGTGTATTTTCAATGATAAGTTTGGTGTTAGACCCGCCGCTGAAAGCACAACATTACTGCCTGATATTTCCGCCGACAGTGTGATCATGTCGTTGTTGCCTGTGTTTATTGTGCCATACTGTGTTACAAAAGCACTACTTCCGTCATGAACCACAAGTGCTTCTGTAACACCGGTCTCTGTCTTGGCATTGTCATCTATAATGATTAGATACTTGGCCGCTCTAAATGATGAATGAGCGAATGTGTCTATGCTTTCTGATGCAGAGTCCACATCTGTGTTACTAGTTGTTACTGTTACACCTGCTGTGGCGTCCGCCGTGTTAGCTCTTGAAATTGGAATCTTGTAGTAACTTATCTTGGAGTCTGCACTAGGAGCCGTTATTTTAACCCTGACCTGACCACTTGATATGTCCGCTGATGTCGTTGGTAGCGTGTTGTCGGTTCCGGAAGAACCGCCCCTGGCACCACTTATGAAAGCATCTGAATTGTTGTGTGCCACTGCAAAACAAGATGCACTTGAATGGTCGTTCGTCAAATCATTGAGTGCGACAAAGTACCATGCCAGGTCTGCACTTGTTGATTGGAAGTAGTCCATTGTCCTCGCCGAGGTCGACACTGATTTATTGTTCTTGACCACAACCCGTGTATCGTCCGATGGAGTAGCCGCTGTACTTCCAAATGATAAACCTCCTGCCCCATCAGTTTTAAGGACGTCACCTGCACTACCGTCAGTGGTAGGCATTTTGTATGCTGTTCCTCCTGATGTTAGAATTAGATTGGTTCCATCCGATGAAACAGACTCATTGGCATCATGAAGTTGAATAGTTGGAGTTCCGCCTGAATCAGTAATTAAAATACCTGTGTCGTGTACATGTGTTATTGCTATTTCTCCATTAACACCTAATTTGATTATTGCTCCATCTGAGATTAATTCAAGATCATCACCAATCGTAATGTCTGTGGACACAACAATTTTTCCTGTGCCTGCTGGTGTTAAATTTATGTCTGCGTTTGATCCGTTTGATGTGAACTCATTTGAGGTAACACTAGTTGCAGTTAGCACGCCACCAAACGTACCTGCTCCGTTGACGTCAAGTGATGTGCCGTTCAATAATTTTAATTCATCACTGTTTAATCTTGCCGCAATATTATTTGAACCTGCTTTCTTGACATTGAATTCTATTGCACCGTCTTCTGTACCATCTGAAGCGTCTATTATTTTTCCTGATATTGAACCATACTGTACCTCTTGGTCTGCGTCATTCTCACCTTTGAATTTTATCCTACCTAGATAGTCTGCGTCTGCTGGACTTGAACTGTTTCTCTTCAATGTAATCACAGGCCCCGCACTGTTTGAGTCTTCTGTGCTTGTGATTAATAATGAGTCGTCAGTGCTTGTGTTTGTTATTGTTGCTGAACCGGTCACTGCAAATGTAGATCCATCAAAAGTTAAATTTGCTTCTCCTTGTAAAGCGTGTGCTCCTGTCACTGTTGCGATAGTGTTGTCTGTTGAGCCTGACAATGTTGCTTTTGTGTCAGCATATGCTTTGATTGACTGTTGTGTCGCAAGTTTCACATCGGAATCCGATCCCATTGCATCCTCGTCTAGGATACCTGTCACAGTCGCTCCGTCTCCCGCAACACTTAAATTTTCTAACACTACTGTGCCTGAACCGTTTGCATTGATTTCTAAGTTGGCATTTGAAGCATTCGAAGTTATGGCGTTGTCTGTGATGCTAACACCATCCACTTCCAGTGATGCGATTTTCAAACTTCCTGCATCAATTGATATTCCGCCCGACTTATCAGCCGCGGTTGCAGTAGTGGTACCTAATACAAATACATCTGCTGACTCGTCCCATATTATGGCCGCATTGTTACCTGTAGACCCTCTTTCAATAATAATACCAGCATCGTTGAATGACTGGGAAATACCAGTGTTTAGTTCAATCAAGTTATCTGCTATTGTTGTGTTCACAGATGACACAGTTGATGTTGAACCACTTACAGTAAAGTCACCTGACACGGTCAAAGCACCTGTAACTGCCAATGTTGCACCGTCAAATGTTAAGTTAGATTCTCCCTGTATGGCGTGTGCACCGGTAACAGTCGTGATTTGATTGTTTGTCGATCCTGTTAGGACTGCTTTGGTGTCTGCGTAATCTCTCACTGCCGCTGATGTTGGTAGCGTGGTATCATTGTCGTTGGAAGAAATTCCCTCCGATTCAAGCACCACAACGGCGGCCGTCATGTTGTCAATGTCAATGTTTGAAATGTTGTTTCCTGTGCCGTCTGCGTCGATTGTTTTGTTTGTTAACGTTAGTGTGTCGCCTGCTATCGCGGCATCTTGTGCGTCAACGTATGCTTTGATTGACTGTTGTGTGGCTAACGCGGTGGCACTGTCAGAGCCCATGGCGTCTTCATCGAGTATTGAAGTGATTGATGTAGTGTTGCTGATGGTGAATCCTGCACCAACATCTAATGCACCGTCAACGTTTAGTGCGTCATCGATCCTTACCGCTGTTGAATCTGATGAGCTGATTGAATTAGTAACCAATGCAGTTGACGTCACTGATGTCAGTCCTGCCAGTGCAGTGTCTAATGCTATTGTGATCGTGTTGGCAGAACCACTTGTTGAAATGTTTGCTCCACCCGAAACTTGTAAACTTTCACTATCGAGGTCTATGCTCAATGCTGTTGAATCGTCTGTTGCGAAGTCTAAGTCCGATGCTGTCACCTGTGCATCCACGTACGTCTTGATCGCTTTGGCAGATGCTAAAGTGTCATCTGATCCTGATACGCTGGTAATGTCTGTGTCTAACACACCAGATGCTAGATCCGCCACTTCAAGATTTGTTATGGAGTTTCCTGTGCCGTTTGCATCTATGGTCTTGTTTGTAAATGTGTCTGCTGTTGCTTTACCTACTAGTGTGTCAGTGGCCGCTGGTAGTGTAACTGTAACATCCGTCGTCGCCGCTGGACCGATCAAGGTCGCCCCGTTGGTACCGTTATCTGTTCCCTCTAAAAATTTAATCTGACCTGCCGTACTAGTACTACCGGCACCTATTACAAGACTGTGCCCTGTCGCTGTGGTAGTTGTTGTTGCCAAGGTCGTAATTCTATCAGTACCATCTACTTCTATGGTTACGTTTCCTGTACCACTGTCAACCACTGTTACGTTGCTATTGCCTTGTGATATAGATGTAGTGCTTACTGCGGTAACTTCTGAGTCTACGTATGCTTTAATACTCTGTTGTGTAGCCAGCGACGTTGCACTGTTTGATGTTAGGCTGTCTTCGTCCAGTATGGTTGTCACTGTGGCACCACCAGTGCCTATTTTTAAATTCTCAAGGTTGACCGTTCCTGTCCCCGATGCATTAATTTTAAAGTCGTCATTGCTTCTATTGGTAGAGATAGCGTTGTCACTTATGGTGATATCATTTAATATTATACCGCCCGTTCCTGATGTTCGTAAATTCAAGTCAGCGTTGGATGGAGCAACTAAGTTGGTTATAGATAGGTCGCCCTCTCCACTGAATTCTAATCCGTTTCC